TACCACCGCGTTTCGTCGTCGTACAACTCATGCACAACGTGTTTTGCAGTCCCGCGACTGTTAAGTGTTTCGCTTACGGCAAAGGAATCGGACTCGGGTTTTGCGAGGGCTGTTGCGATTAAAAGATCAGAAATCGCGTAGTTATCTGCGAAAGAACGCAGGTAAGCTATTTGCGTAACAACTTCCTCAGATATGTATGGTTGATCGGTTAGAGATTTACCCGTATCAAAAGTTTCGCCGTCAGAAAAAAGCCCGATGTTTGTGCGGGTTTTAAAATACTGTATCTCTTGGTCGTCTTCGATAGATGCCTCGCCATCAACGTCATCGGTTGCGTTTATGACGTCGCTCGGAAACTTAGCAAAGGACGTAGCCAGAGCGTCTGTAGCCAAAGCAGTGTCAACCAGTGCCTTGAACGTAGCAAACACCACCTCATCTGCCGTTGCCGCTGTGTCTGCGCGGGCTTTGACAAATGCTGCCGTTGCGGCGTCGGCAAGACTAAAGCTATCGGTTGCGCTTTTAAAGAATGCTCTTACTTCGCTATCAGACACCGCGTAGTTATCAAGCAGTGCTAAAAACTGCATAAAAAAGCCTTCTTCGAAGGCAAACCTTAGGTTGCTAGCAGCTATGCTAGTCCCGCCAACCGCGTCTGCGGTTTTAATGGCGAACGCCAGCGACTGAGCCGTATAGGTTACGGCTAAAGACTGCGCGCTAAGGGTGTACTTTTTGGTCACGCAAAGTCCTCACGTATTTTGAACTTTAACAACTCGTACCTAGTTTCTCGCAGGCCTGTTGAGAGCACCGTTTCTAGCTCACCTTCATAGTTCCCTGCGTCTACGTTCAAATCGCCAGCGTTAAACTGCAACACGGCTTTACCATTGGAAGCGTCTAAAAAAGCTAACGCTCGGGAAAACAAAACTGTTGTTTCGCCTGCGGCTCGAAAGTGAAGCGTTACACTTCCACCAGTTAAGTTTGTAGCTGTGCCATCAGCGCTAGTAATAGTAACCTGTATCTGGGGCCCAGTGTCGCCCTGCACATATTTATACGTGTCAGCCATTCCTATCTCCTACCGGCAAAGTTTGGGCCGCTCACACGCAAGTTTACGCGGCGATAATCGCGTGACTTCGCAATGTCGGCGTCTTTATCGAACTTAACTCGGTAGTAATTTGCGAGTTCTGGATTGTGCCATTCTTTGCCAGGCACTTCTGCTAGGCGAGAAATAGCGCCGTAGCTAATACAGCGTCCGTGAGTTTCGTAAACCCAGTCCTCAACACCCGTAGCAGCGAGACTATTTTTGAGTACCCCAACGCCGTAGAAAGTATATTTTTTGTCTGGGGTGGGGTAAAACCGGATCGATGTATCTTGGTAGATGCTGTAGTACATCGGCCTGCTGTTAGTTCGAAAACTAGAGACACGAACGTGTTTGTCACTCACCCGCGCCAGCGTGACTTCGTTGAGAACAATCTCGTAGATGTTTTCTAAGATAGCGCCAGTCGGCACATCGAGGTCGTAGTCTTGGGTCGATTTGCTGGTAAAATCGTTATCAATATCAAAGCGCCAAATTTCGCTACGGGCCAAGAAATCCGCCGCAGCTTCTTTGAGATGGGCCTCTATCACAACCTCAGGGCAACCTGGCAAGTAGGGTTGGATGTATGGGTAAAACTTTTCCCAAAGCACCGCCATCTAGGTCACCGACGTCTGCTGCTGCGGAGATACCGCGGCGTCAGTCTGTGTTTTAGCCCCAATGACTTGATTAAACGCACCGTACGCAGCCGCAGCGCGTTGTTCGTTGGCTCCATACTCAGCGTCCTTGCTGTACGCTCTGTACAACACCCAGTCGATCATGGGGGTAGTGTAAGTGTCATCAAGGTTAATGACCGTTGTGTCGCTTCCCGCGGGGTCTAGAGCCGCCTCACTTAAAGCGTGCCGTGTTGGCGCGTCTGCGTAAACAATTTCAATCTGTGCAGCCGTTGTTGCAGGCGGGTACACAAAAAACTCTTTTGGTTGCCTCGCGTCGACCATGTAATGTTGAATATTTACATTACCCGTTTCCGAGTGCCAAGTAGGACGCTGGTCATCTAAAACCGCTCTGGATACTAACCGCACAGCCTTCTTTGTAGAGGCGGCGGCTAGGTTGCGCGTTACATCTAGTAGGCGCAAGCCCGATGCAAACTGAGCGGTAAGAACCTGTCTAGAACCCGCTGCGCAAGTAAACGTGCCAGTCTTAGCATTGGCGTCTGGCCGTAATAACGTAATGTTTAGGTACGACTCATTGATCCAGTTTTGCAGTTCTAGCCGTGGCCAGCGGACATTCGTGTCCTGCAAGACGTGTTCTACGCGTTCGATTATGTCGATTACTTTTACAGTAGCCACAATAAACTCCTAAGCTAAGGTAGTTGGGGGGGTGGCTTCGTAGTGCGAAACCTAGCCAACCTCCCCCCCGTTAGGTAGTTTACGCAGTACCAATCAGAGCAGTGACCAGCGCTTCAGACTTCAGAACTTTGTGGCCGAAGACGTTAAGTCCGCGAACCTTGTCACCAAAATCGTCTTGGTTACGGAGTTCTTCTACCTTGCTGATCGAGCTAGCGTAGGCACATGCGTGCTTTGTACCGGCAACCATCATCCGACGCTTTTTAGCGTTTGAGACTGCCCCGCCAGTCGAAGAAGCTGTCAGGCCCGCAACCAGAGCTTTTGAAGCGTCGCCTTTTGGCAGCAGGTTGCTGACGTAGACTGTAAAGCGGTCCAACATACCGATTTTGCCGGTACGGATCGTGCTTGACTGGTCACCTGTAAAATAGGCTTGCGCGATGTCTGTTTGCATCAGTAGCTGGCGATCACGCGGTGACATTACTAGAAAACGCCCGTCCTCAGGGATGTTTTGCTCATCCAATGCTGAAGACATCTGCAAGATACAGTTCAGCACGTTGGCAGGAGTGGCTTGGTCAATTGGAGCAACGTCAGTGCCAAGGTTGTAAGCACCAGACAGTGCGCCAGCAGTAGCACCTTTGTTGGTAGTTGCTTTAGCGCCCTCAGTTACAAAAAACTGAAAGAAGCAATCGTTTTCAATCTGGATTTTCATCTGCTTGGCAGCATCATCGGTGAACATATTCATCAAGTCCATGTCAGCCTGATGGGCTAAAATGTCGTTGACCTGTACACTGAAGTATTTACCTTTGTTGATCTGCATGTCGATGCTGATCGGTACGGGTACTTCGGATGACAGAGTCATACCGGCACCAGTATAGTCGTTGATGGTGATCGAAGGAGCAGTGCGGATACGGATTGTATCGCCTTGGTTTTTGATCTCGCCTTCCCAATCTGTATTACAGATTTCGGTGAGCATAGTGTTCGCAAAGAACTTTGCGTTCAGCTTTTTAGACCAGAGTGTTGGGATAAACGAGCCTGAGTAGCTGGGGTCAGTGTTGAAAGACGTTGTGTTGTTGACACCGTTGTTAACGGAACCAGTGACGGGAAATACAGCAGCCATGATGGCCTCCTACTAAATTAGAGTATGAGACATCTGCTTACGTGTTAACACAATGAGTTAATCTTTAACTCGGCCTTCAAGATACGCAGACGTCAGTTCAGCTTCAAGTTTTTCCGCATCTGCGTATTTACCGGCGGTATTTAACTGGCGAACTTTAGTCCAAGCAGCGTCCACCTGTTTTTCGGTGAATTGCCTAGAGCTTTGGGTCGCAGTCGTTGGACTGACGGTTGCAGAGCGGTTTGGCGCAACCTGCTTCTCTAGCTCTATTTGGCGATTTTGCTTGGCGGTATTCGGTTCGGAGAGTGTTGCTTTCCACAGAGTGACATAGTCACTTACAGCTTGAACATCACCAACATCGAATGCTGCCTGCGCTTGAACTCTGCGTTGACCTCTTAGCATGGGATCATGCTCGTTTAGCCACGCTACCCAGCGTTCATCTTGGTCGATCTGGTTCCAATCAGGGACTGCATTTTGCAGCTTCTGAGAAAAGTCCATTTCGCCAACTTGGTTACCCGTATGTGCAAGTTTTTCCTGCAACTGCGATATAACCGCGTTTTGTTGAGCAATCTGCCCCTCGTAGTCTTGAGAAACTTCTTGTGCAACTCTCCGCTGAACGTCGAGCAGTTCTTCACCATATTCGGCTCGATCTGCGTCGGTTACTAAACTGACTTTCTCCTTCGGCTTTGTCGGTTCGACTGATTTAGCAGCTATATCCTGGCGGATTTGCTCAAGTTCTTCGTTTACGCCGCGTAACTGTTGGTGCAATCTAGGAACTTCGGCGTCGTACTTACCCAGCAGGGTTGCGTACTTCTGCTTAAACGTCTCATCGTCTTTGTCCGTCGGTGGCGTGTCAGCTGGACCTACTTCTACAAGTGTTGGTGCTGCTTCGGTCTCGTTCTCTACTTCAGGAGAAGTATCCATTTCCGCCGCTTGTGGGTTTCTCTGGGCTTCTAACGCTCTTTCAAGTTCTTCGACTTCCGCAAGCTCGGCCTGCACCTGTTTTGGTAGTGCCATATTGTCTCCTTAAAGCGTCAACTCCGTGTCACAGCGCCCTTGGGTATGCTGATCCCGTACTTGGTATGCTTCGTATGCTCTTACGAGCGGGTTGCTACCTTGGCCGATTCATCAATCGCCCTCAGTAGATCGTGAAACGCGGCGGCTCTGCCCTGCAATCGGTGGAGTGTCACCACACAGTTTGCGCTTACGAGTTTTGCCTTCGCGTCCTCTGCTTGGTCAGTAAGAAACTTTTGCAGAGCCGTGTTGCCTGTTTCTTTGATCGATAGCAGCGCTCTTACTTGCTGCCGGTCACAAAGATTCAGATCAATCATGCAGTTTGGTTACCCCATACATGTTAACGTGTCAACAGATGAGCTACTGTCCATTAGGTCTTGGGCTCATTGTGTTGTCTTGACGCCCACCCTTCGGAGTGCCGTCTTCTTGTAGCTGAGCCGCTTCTTGCATCTGCTGCTGCTGCTGCTGCATTTCTTGCTGCTGTTGCTGAGCTACAGCCTGCTGCTTCTCAATATCTTCTCTGCTAGGGACAAGACGATCGACGTTGGTATTGAGATTACCGGCCATATCCCTGAGTAGTTCAGCCGTACCTGGCAAGCCAACAATCTGCTGTGCCACCGGACTCTCCAGCACAAGGCGGAGAAACTCATTCTTACGGACAGTTTCTGCTTCTTTGACAACAAGCGACATTGCACCTCTTGCCACAATTTGGACGTCTCCAATAAGGTCAGGGTCTTCAGAATATCTTAGATTCCTTTGATACTGACGTTCTATCATTGGGCGAAGAACGTCATGGTCAATATTGCTAATAACTTGTTTTATGCTCTTACCCGCATTGGACATAAGCATGGAAAGGCCAGAAGACGTACGTCCTGCCCCTGGAACATGCTGCCCAGTCATGTACTTTGGTATGCCTGAGACCTCGTCGGCGATGTTAGAAAAGCGATCGTACACCGTCATAAGCTCTTGAGCGTTAGAATTTGGCTGGAAAAAGGTCATAGGTGGGCTTGCGTCACCGTATTCAGACTGCTGGAACTGCCAAATTTTCCACGGGTACATCTGCGTGATGTCTTCACCGGCTGGCAGTCTACTTACGTTGACGCCGACCTGAGGTCCTGAAGAGATACCCATGTTGTTAGCAAGCGCGCGGGCAGACGCGTTACACATGTTCTGGGCGTCCATACACAGGTCGGCGACTCCGTTGCCGTCAATCCGACCTGGGACTTTCTCGAACGACGTCATGTAATATGGCTTTCGACCGAGCGGATCGTAGTTAAGCACCGCACGTATAACTATGTCGTTAACCATCCATATTTCGCAGGGGTAGCTCTTTTGTGGGTCTTCAATCTCAGAGGCCTTTAGCCCCCACTCTAGCAGCATTTTGCCAGGGATTGAGTCCCACAACTGAAGTGCTGGAATTACGTCAGCGTGCGCGTCATCAAAGTCTTGACCCGTCGCGTCCTCAATTTCGCTGGTGTTGTGATCTAGCCAACCGTCACCGCCAGCACCAAAGTCTGACAGCAGTGAACGGACAGCACTTTCATTGTAACCTTCAACGCCAATCATGTCTTCAACGTCTTCGCGAGTCAGGTGATGAAGTTCGATAATCGGCATCGACTGTATGTCTTCGCCCCATGGTGCGTAGTAAAACTTAAACGGGTCAACGCGCTCCCACTCATCGCGGACAACTTCAACAATCCCCAAGCCGCCGTCCATATATTTCATTGTTTTACGTTTACGCGGTATAGGCCCTTTTAATATGGCATATGGGAACGTAGCTACGTCGTTAGTAAACTCAAACAACGCTTTGGTGTACCCGCCCTCAGCTAGCTGGTCTTCCATCTTCATTTCCATGCGGTCCACGCGCTTTTCAGCCTCGTGTTTCATGCTCCGCATAGCGGTGTCTTTCATGCCAGCCGCAAGCTGCTTAAGATCTGCCTCGGTGGGCTGCTCGCCACCACCAGCGTAGTGCTGCATTAAGTTCTGCTGCATCATAGCCTGCATGGCCGCTGTAACATCTGGGGGAACTTCGGGTATCGGCGTAGCAGATATAGACCACGGTTTATCGTTGCCGGTGCCTAGTAACGTGTCGCGCAGCCACGCAGTCGCCGTACGGCACTTGGTGCTGACAACGCCCATAAAGATTTCAGAGCCGCCTTGTTCTTTAATCTCGGCGAGCTTTTCGGGTTCGTACTCCATGTTGCGCGCACGAACGCACGACGCAAGTCGATCTTCTAAATTGTTGCGGTAATGGTCGCGCATAACATCCCACCGCTTTCGCGTGTGAGCCGCTAGTCCGGTCACCATAGGAGTCATTTGATTTTTGGCATTAGCACGGTTTGCTTTGGCTTCTAAATCGGAAGCGCGTGCCATAGGAATTAGTGCTGAGCTAAGCGCCATATTAGTTTCTCACCTGTGACGTCGCAAGCCTGCTACCACTTATGTGTTTACATGTCAACATATCAGGTCCATCCCCCAGCGGCTACTTTGACCACCTCCTTTCGCTGCCGAGACTGCGCAAGTGCGCCGAACACTTCACCACCATCTGCATGTAGGCACAGATACTGAAACGCGTCGGCCACGTCGCTCCAAGGGTGAGATTTTTCGGGTTTTTCGTCCCGCGCACCTTTGGTGTTGATCTTATAACGGTATTTTCCTGCTAACGCCTGCACCAGAGACGTGGCGTTTACGGAGTCTACCAAAAAAGAATATTGGCCGTCGACAACACGGGTCAGGTACTTCTCGACCGCTGCCAGACGAGCAGCAACTGAGTTGGTACGCGCTGGT